TTTCTCAGAAGTTCCGAGAAGCATGGGTTCCTGTAAAGGCTGAAGATCACCCCGAGCTTGAGGTTATGTCGGACATTGGTTCCCGGTTTAAGGGAAACATTGAAATCGGCGGTCTCCTGCTTTGCAAAGCCCCCGAGGCTAAAGTAAGGCAGAGAGAGGAGTACTTTGAGCGAATGGCGGCAAGCCAGATGGAATCCGTGGACAACAACTTCCTCAAGCAAAACGATCCCCGAATGCCCGTTCTTAATCCTGAGCGGTCAACTCGGACTACCTTTGGTCGAAGTTGACTTCGGTTGGCCGGAGAGCTTCGATCTTAACTCTAGTTGTGGAGACTAAAGATGGCTACATCAGCTACTCCGATGGGTGCAGAACCTGTAGGCACGCTTAGTGCTTCTGGTTCCTTCACCGGAAAAGTCCGCCATATCAAGATTGCGTCTGGCTATGCCAGCGATGTCTTTTATGGCGATTTCGTCAAGCTGGTCGCGGCTGGTACGGTAGAGAAGGCGGCAGTTACGACTGCGGCTGTCGCAGGAACTGTCGGCATTTTTGTCGGCTGTGCCTATACCGACCCCGGCACCGGCCAGAAGACCTTCAACCAGTACTGGCCTACCGGCACGGTAGCGTCAGACGCTGTTGCTTACGTCGTTGACGATCCTAAGCTCCTGTTCCAAATGCAGGGTGATGGATCTATTGCTCAGACTGGTCTGGGCAACAACGTGCAGGCTATCAGCACTGCTGGCTCAACCGCTATTGGCCGAAGCAAAAATGCTTTGGACGCTAGCACAATCGCAACCACCAACACGTTCCCGCTTCGTATTATTGACTTTGTGGACGGTCCTTCCAGTGCAGTAGGCGATGCTTACACCGACTGCATTGTGACGTACCTGCCCCTGAGCCATGCTTACGAAACGGCACTTGGCGTTTAAGGAGATTTAGGTAATGGCTATTTCACGCGCACAAATGCTGAAAGAACTGCTCCCCGGCCTTAACGCTTTGTTTGGGTTGGAGTATGAGCGGTACGATGACGAGCACACGATGATTTATGAAACTGAATCATCCGAGCGTTCGTTTGAGGAAGAAGTGAAGTTGTCCGGCTTTGGTGCCGCACCAGTTAAAGCTGAAGGCGCGGCCATCAGCTATGACTCGGCGCAAGAGTCGTTCACTGCTAGGTATAATCATGAAACGATTGCTCTCGGCTTCAGTATCACAGAAGAAGCAATGGAGGACAATCTATATGACTCACTGTCTGCAAGATACACAAAAGCTCTTGCAAGGGCAATGGCTCATACCAAGCAGGTTAAGGCGGCTAACCCCCTTAACGACGGCTTCACGTCTTACAACTCTGGTGACGGTGTAACGCTGTTCAGCACGGCTCACCCGCTGGTAAACGGTGGCACTAACGCCAACCGTCCTACCGTTGCGGCTGATCTGAACGAGACCTCGCTGGAAGATGCTGTGATTAACATCGCCGCATTTACCGACGAGCGTGGTCTGCTGATCGCGGCCCGACCCCGTCGTTTGATCGTTCCACCCGCGCTTCAGTTTGTAGCAACTCGTTTGCTTGAGACTGAAGGTCGAGTTGGCACGGCTGACAACGACATCAACGCCCTTCGCAACAACGGTTCGATTCCAGAAGGCTACTCTGTCAACCACTTCCTGACAGACACCAACGCTTTCTTCATCATTACCGATGTACCGAACGGCATGAAGCACTTCAACCGTACTGCGTTGGAGACTTCAATGGACGGCGATTTTGACACCGGCAACGTCCGGTACAAGGCTCGCGAGCGATACAGCTTCGGCGTATCCGATCCTCTGGGAATCTACGGCTCGCCCGGAACTTCCTAATAGTACGGGGGCTTCGGCCCCCTTTCTTTCCTGACTAATTGTTCTACGTGGAACATTAGACACTAGCCAAGACAGGAGAACCTCATGGCCAACACTACTTTTAACGGACCCGTCCGCTCAGAAGGCGGTTTCAAGGAAATCACCAAGAATGCCACGACTGGCGCTGTAACTGAAAACATCTCCATCACTCACGATGGAAGCAACAGCGTAGTCATTATCAAAGACCTGCCCACCGCAGACCCGTCTGTCGCTGGTCAGCTTTGGAGCAACGCTGGCGTCGTTACCGTATCCGCCGGTTAATTACTGGGGGCTAGCGCCCCCGTTATCTGGAGAGGATTATGGCTGACACAGTTACCAGTCAGACTATTGAAGACGGCCCCCGCACCGCAATCTTTGCGTTCACTAACGTCAGCGATGGCACAGGCGAATCTGCTGTGACCAAGATCGACGTGTCTGCTCTCTCAAAGAACCCTGCTACCGACGCCGAATGCACCAGTGTCAACATTGAGTGCATCTGGTATTCAACTATTGGCATGGGCGTTGAGATCCTGTTTGACGCAACGGCTGATGTTTTGGCGTGGGAGCTTCCTGCTGACTACTCAGACTCACTGGACTTTTCCGAGTTTGTTGGCATACCAAACAATGCTGGCGCCGGAAAGACTGGTGATATCAAGTTCACCACCGTGGGGCACACCCTTGGCGACTCGTACAGCGTTGTCATGAAGGTGAAGAAGAACTACGGCTGATGAGACAGTACTACGCAAAGGGGGGTAAGACGAAATCCCGTGTCAATGAAGCTGGAAATTACACTAAGCCCTCCTTGCGTAAGCGCCTGTTCAATAAAATCAAGGCAGGCGGCAAGGGCGGTAAGCCCGGACAGTGGTCTGCTAGAAAAGCACAAATGCTCGCCAAACAATACAAGGCCTCAGGCGGGGGGTATAAAGACTGATGGCGCTAAAAAAGCCGCAAAAGTCCCTCAAGAAGTGGACAAAGCAGAAATGGCGCACCAAGTCGGGCAAGCCCAGCACCCAAGGCTCGAAAGCAACGGGAGAAAGGTATTTGCCTGAAAAGGCAATCAAGTCCCTCTCTTCTAGCGAGTATGCGGCAACCACCAGAAAAAAGCGGGCTGACACCAAGAAAGGCAAGCAACACTCCAGCCAGCCGAAGAAGGTTGCCAAAAAGACAGCGAGGCATCGGAAGTAATGCGACTCTACTACAAGAGGGGTGGCCGCGTTGATAAGGGCGCCATGGCATGCAACAAGCCGAAGCGAACCCCGGGGCACTCCAAGAAGTCTCACATCGTCAAGGCGTGCGAGGGTGGGAAGGAAAAGATCATTAGGTTTGGCCAGCAAGGCGTAAAGACGAACCAGACAGTTGGTCAGCGCAAGGCGTTCAAGTCTCGTCATGCGAAGAATATTAAGCGCGGCAAGATGTCTGCGGCTTACTGGGCGGACAAGGTCAAGTGGAGCCCAAGCAAGACCAAGTCAAAGTCCACTAAGTGGAAGAAGGGTAGCTAGATGACCATTAGTAGGGCGCAGGCCGCACAGCAGACAAGGAACGCTCCGGCCTCTCGGAAGGTAGAGAAGGTCATGAAAGAGTTCAAGTCTGGCAAGCTCAAGTCTGGCGGCTCTGGCAAGAAAGTGACCAACAAAAAACAGGCTGTTGCTATTGCGCTGTCCGAAGCGGGATTGAGCAAGCCAAAGAAAGCGGCGCACGGCGGGCAAATGCCAAAGGCCAAGTGTCGGAACGGCATTGCTGTTCGGGGCAGGACTAGGGGAAGGATGGTCTGATGGCTACCAGCGGAACGACAAACTTCAATCTAGACCTTGCTGACATTTTTGAGGAGGCGTTTGAGAGAGCAGGCTCCGAGCTACGAAGCGGTTATGACTACAAGACCGCTCGCAGAAGTCTGGATTTGCTCATGCTTGAGTGGCAGAACCGTGGTCTTAACTTGTGGACAGTAAGGGATGCAACCCAAACACTGACCGCGGGCACGTCGTCATATGACCTGACCTCGGAGAAACAGGACATCATAGAGGGTTTGCTGAGGACCGACGCAGGAGACACCTCTAAGCAGTCCGACCTGACCATGCAAAGAATCTCGGTGAGCCAGTACGCCCACCAGACCAACAAGCTGACTCAGGGCAGGCCGCTACAGTATTACGTTGAGCGCAAGCCGACAGGGCTGACCATTCATTTTTGGCCTGTCCCAGACGCGACAACGACCTACACGTTTGCGTATTACTACTTAGATCGCATCGAGGACACTGGGAAGCCAGCATCCAACAACATGGATGTGCCAGCCAGATACTTGCCTTGCATGGTTGCTGGGCTGGCGTATCAGATAGCCAGCAAAAAGCCAGAGTCCATGGGGATAGCCCCGGCCCTCAAGGAAGTCTATGAGGAGCAGTGGAACTTGGCGGCGGATGCCTCTAGGGAGAAGGCATCGCTTTACATGGCTCCCGGTGGGTATAACAATTTATGAGTAGCTACGCCAAAGGCTCCAAGGCGTTTGGGTTTTGTGATCGGACGGGATTCCGATACCCATTGCGCGACTTGGTCAGACAGATTGAGGATGGCCGCTGGAACGGACTGCTTGTTGGCAGAGACGTTGTAGATCAGGATCAGCCTCAACTAAAGCTGGGGGATGTCAATGCGAATGATCCGCAAGCTCTTCGGTTTCCGAGGCCTGATAACAGCCTTGACGAAAGCCGTGCGCTTTCTGCGTTCGATCCTGTCGGGGGAGGCAATACGGCGCTTGGAAGCCGAACTGTCGGCCTTGACATGGCGGGTGTTGTTGGGCGCGTAACGGTGGAGACATCCTGATGGC